AAACAAAATTTTTTCAATACTTAAATGTATTTTGTTGGAGAAATCATCCTGTACAAAAATCAGATTTTTTAAAATCAATGTATGAGAAAGGACAGATATAATGTACGAAAATAAAATTATTACAGAACCTAAATGGAAGAGTTGGATTATTCAAACGACTACACCTTTATTTACACCGGATCAATGTAATCAAATTATTGCATCAGGTAGAGCACAAAAACCACAAGAAGCACAAGTGGGTATGAATAAACCAGGAGGTGGGACAGATACAAAGAAAAGAGTAACAACTATTAGTTGGATTCCGTTTAAAGAAATGGGACACATGTATCAGGATTTAAATTCATTCATTCAAAAAGCAAACGAAAATCATTTTGGTTTTGGAGATATAAGAGTAACGGAACCCGCTCAGTTTACAGAGTACCCTGAAGGAGGATTTTATGATTGGCATATGGATTGTGATGTGAGCATGCAACATGAACCTCCAGTTAGAAAAATATCAATGACTGTTTTATTAAACGACCCTTCTGAATTTGAAGGTGGAGACCTAGAATTAATGGCTCCCGGTAAATTTGCAAATCTTAAACAAGGTCATGCAATTTGTTTTGCGTCGTTTTTAAATCACAGAGTTAATCCAGTAACTAGAGGTATGAGACAATCTCTTGTTGTATGGTTTGGAGGCAAAGCTTTTAGATGATTAGAGAAGAATTTTTTCCAACAAGTGTTTTTGGTAAAGACATAAAATTAGATAATGATAAGTTAGCACAAGACATTGTTAACTGGTCTAATCAGGATAAAGGAGTACAGAAAACAAATTATAAAGGATGGCATTCTACAACTGATATGGCATCAAAACCAGAGTATCAAAATTTAGTTAATGAGTTAATGACTATGTGTAAAGATATGTTTAAAGAAGAATGGTTAGATAGAGAACCCGTCCTTGGTAATATGTGGGCAAACATCAATCCTAAAGATGGAATGAATCAACCCCATATACATCCAAACTCATTATTTTCAGGTGTGTACTATGTTAAATCAAACCCACAAGCAGGAAGATTAAAGATATATGACCCTAGACCAGGAGCACAAATAGTAATGCCTGCAAGATTAGAAGGACAACCTCCTAAACATTTATGGAGAGATGCAAACCTTGATCCATTTCCAGGAAGAATTATAATGTTTCCTGCTTGGTTATGGCATTCAGTAGAACCTAATCAATCAAATGATTTAAGAATATCAGTAAGTTTTAATTTTATACAACAAGGATTTTGATGTTAATTCATAAAGATAAAATGATGTTTAGAAATTGCAATAAGTTTTTAAATACTGAAAAAGGTAAAAACGCTCAAAAAGATAATGATGGATATAAAAAATTAAGAGATAACATAGGTGAAAAAGGAATGATTAATCCCATCTTGTGTATAGAAGAAGATAATATGTATAAAATATGTATTGGTATGAGAAGATTTATAGCTGGATTAGAATTAGGTATGACAGAATTTGAAGTTAAAGTATTACCTAATGATACTCGAGATTTATTAGTAAAAGAAAAACAACAATATAGGCATACAGATGTTCAATAAATATCAAGTAATCAAAGGAGCACTTAGCTATGAGCTAGCTAATTTTATATTTAATTATTTTCTTCTTAAAAGAGATGCTGTTGAATTTATGTATAAAAATAACATAACCTATGACAATGGTATGTTTGGTACATGGACAGATGCACAGATCCCCAATACTTACTCTCATTATGCAGATCCTGTAATGGAGACTTTATTAATGAAAGTATTACCAGTCATGGCTTCTGAGACAGGATTAGATTTAATCCCTACTTATTCATACGCAAGAATTTATAAGAACGGAGATACTTTACATAGACACAAAGACAGACCAAGCTGTGAGATATCGACAACAATAAACTTGGGTGGTGAGCCATGGCCTATATTCATTGATGGAACAGGTGCTAATAATGTAGTCAATGAAAAACAAAATTTAGTTAAACCAGACGCTCCTGCAGGCACTAAGGTCTTGCTTGAAGTAGGTGATATGCTAGTATATAGTGGTTGTGAACTTGAACATTGGCGAGAGCCTTTTGAAGGTAACATATGCGGTCAAGTATTTTTACATTATAATCATGTAAATGGCCCATTTGCTGAGAAAAACAAATTCGATGGAAGACCTATGTTAGGCCTACCTGCATTTGTAAAATAGCAAGTTCTATACTACTACTAACTTTTGTTGTAAAATAAGATTATGCCTTTAACAAATGTACAAATAGCACCAGGATTTAATAAACAAGTAACAGAAACAGGCGCAGAAGGTCAATGGACTGATGGCGATTTTGTTAGATTTAGATACGGACTACCTGAAAAAATAGGAGGTTGGCAGCAGCTGACAACAAACACTTTAGCAGGAGTTGTAAGAGAACAAATTGTTTGGGCAGATTTAGATGGTAGACGTTACGTTGCTTTAGGTACTAATAAAGTATTAGCTATTTATTATGAAGGTTCTTTCTATGATATTACTCCATTAGCTGCGGTAATTACCGGAGCAACTTTTACTACCGTAAGTGGTTCACCAACAATCACGGTTAATAAAATAGCACATGGATTAGCAGAAGGCGATTATTTTACTTTTACTTCAGTAACCCCACCAGTTGGTGCTGGTTATGTTGGTTCAGATTTTACTACAAATAGTTTTGAAGTTGTAGGTGTTCCTAGCTCAGATACTTTTACAATTACAATGGCAGCTAATGCAGCAACTACTGTTGCTACAAGTGGATCAGCTAGTCTTAATCCTTATATTCGTTTTGGTCCATTAAACCAATCTGCAGGTTTTGGTTGGGGTACCTCTGGGTGGGGAGGAGCTTCTGGAATTGTAACAGTATTAAATGGTGCATTGTTAGATGACACTGCAGGTACGGGTGGTGCTGGAACAAGTATAACTGTTATCTCAACAACAGGATTTCCAACAACAGGCACAGTATTAATAGGAGCAGAATATATTTCTTACACAGGAATAACAACGACTAGTTTAACTGGAATTACAAGAGATGTTGGGGGCACAAGATCAGCGCATTCTAGTGGTGCTTCTGTGGAAGCTGTTACAGGTTGGGGTTCAGCTTCATTATCGTCAAGTGTATCTTTAGAACCTGCTTCTTGGTCTTTAGATCATTTTGGAGAAAAATTAGTAGCTACAGCTAAAAATGGACAAACTTTTGAATGGGACCCTATTCATGCAGACCCTTTAGCTCTAACAACAAGAGCAAATACAATATCAGGGGCACCTACAGCATCAATTATGTCAATAGTATCTGAAAGAGATAGACACCTAATTGTATTAGGAACCGAAACAACTATAGGATCTCCTTCAACAAAAGACCCGATGTTTATTAGATTTAGTGATCAAGAAAACTTATCTGATTATACTCCTACTTCAGTTAATACTGCAGGTACCTTTAGATTAGATAGTGGTACTACAATTGTTGGAGCTGCAAAAGCTAAAGATTATATTTTAATAGTAACGGATACTTCTGCATACGTGATGCAGTTTGTTGGACCTCCGTTTACTTTTTCAATAAGACAAGTTGGAAGCAACTGTGGATTGATTGGCCAGCATGCAATTAAATATGCTAATGGTAGAGTATGGTGGATGGGTCAAGCAGGTGGTTTTTTTGTTTACGATGGTACGGTTAAATCAGTTCCTTGTTTAGTAGAAGATTTTGTCTTTACAAACAAAGGAGATAATTTAGGATTAAACTATAATAATGGAGAACAGATTTATGCAGGTTTAAATCATTTGTATGACGAAGTTAGTTGGTTCTATCCTAAAAGTACATCAACTGCTATTGATAGGACTGTGACTTATAACTATGTAGAAAATACTTGGACAACAGGATCTTTATCAAGAACGTCTTGGCAGGATTCAACTTTATATTCTAACCCATACGCAACAGAGTTTAATGGAACAGCGATACCAACTTTTCCTACAATTCAAGGAATAACCAACATCAATGGAGCTTCAACTTATTACGCTCACGAAGTAGGCAACAATGAAGTGGATGCTGTAGGTAATAAAACAGCTATTGAAGCATTTATACAATCTGGAGATTTTGATTTAGGGGAAGGTCAGAATTTTATGAGTATGAGAAGATTTGTACCTGATTTTAAATTACTTACAGGTAATGCAGAGATTACTATTAATTTAAGAAGATACCCAAATGACGCTTCAACATCGTCGCCTCTCGGCCCTTTCACTGTAACAAGCTCTACAGATAAAGTGGACACTCGTGCAAGATCTAGATTTGCTAGTGTAAAAATTGCTAATACATCTACTGATCAGAATTGGAGATATGGTACTTTTAGAGCAGATATTCAACCTGATGGAATGAGATAATGGCAAGAGTAGATATAATAATACCAGAACCAACACCACAGTATACTGAAGAAAATCAAAGACAAGTGGCTCAGTCTTTACAAACTTTAAAAGATAAGTTAAATACTTCCTATCAAGAAGAAATTAAAAATGAACAAAACACCTTTAATTATTTTATGTCATGACAATTAGATATAAAAGCGAAACATTTGATTTAACTACGACTAATATTACGACAGTTTTAACTTGTCCTGCAGATGGAACTATTATTGTTAAAAATGTACAAGCAGTTCACGATACTGCAAGTGGTGTAGATACAGATTTATTTATAACAAAATCAGGAGCTTCCCGTGTTCAAATAGGACATGTTTCTTTAAACAAGTCTACCGACAATTTAATTAAAGAATCTCTAAACTTAGAAGCAAGTGATGTCCTTGAAATGCAAGCAGCTACAGCTAACGAAATTACAGGTGCTGTAAGTTATGCCTTAATAGATAGGTCACAGGAAAATGGCTAGAAAATTTAAAGACTATCACGAAAGAGATAAGCCTAAAAAAAGAGGTCCTCGAAAACATAAGAAGTCTTTATCTAAAAGTGAGAAGAGACAGAAAAGACTAAAACGTTATAAAGGCCAAGGAAAAGGCTAGACAAAAACTGTAAATAAAGGTATAAAAAAATATGGCTGATTTAATTAAAATACCCGCAGAAGCAAAAGAAATTATTAAACACAAAAGAACAGGCAAAGTATATGCTAGTAAAACTGATTTTGATAACGATGTTGCTGATGCCAACACTGACACTACTGTGGATGACTTTAGACAAGACCTTGAAATTAAAGTTACTAAGGTTTCTATGGGAGCGTTAACTAAAAAATAATGCAACCCCGTGGTGCCACTGAGCTACAAATGGAAATGCTTCACAAGCATGTTTCAAAAGAGCTACTAGATCAAGTACAGATATGTACTTCTATTCCTGGTAAGGTTCCAATTGATCCTAATAAAATAAATATACTTTGGCAAAAGAATTCTTGGGATCAACCAAACCTAAAAACATTCTTTTCAGATAAATCAAGACATAGTGAATATGATTGGTATGTATTCAATAGTCATTGGAATTATGAAAAATTTAGATATTTTTTTGATATACCAACTGAAAGATCTGTAGTTATTAAAAATGGTATAGATAAATTTCCTAAAAGAAAAATATATAAAAAAGGCGATCCTATAAAATTAATACATCATTGTACTCCTTGGAGAGGATTAAATGTTTTATTACGTGCAATGCAAGAAATTAAAAATCCTAATATTATATTAGATGTCTATAGCTCAACGCAAGTCTATGGCGATAACTTTAAAAAAAATAATGACGATCAATTTAAACCTTTGTATGAACAAGCTAAAAAATTACCAAATGTAAATTATATTGGTTATAAACCAAATGAGTATATTAGAAAGAAGATGCCTAATTATGACATGTTTGTTTATCCAAGTGTGTTTGAAGAAACTTCATGTGCATCAGCATTAGAAGCTTTAGCATCTGGAGTTCATGTGGTAACAAATAATTTTGGAGCTCTATATGAAACATGTGCAGAATGGCCTGTATATGTAAATTATACTAGCAATTATGAAACAATGGCTAAAGATACAGCAGCAGCTATTGAAATTGCAGCAGGATACTTACATGAAAATTTTATACAAGATCATTTAGAAGAACAACAAAAATTTTATAAAAGATTTTATAGTTGGCAAAAAAAAGGAATGGAATGGACAAGTTTTTTAAAAGGAGCAATAAATGAAAAAAAGTAAAACTTATATAAACGAAGATACTTATCAAACATTAAAAGATTTAAAAGTGTCTTCTCAACCTGGGGAAAAGGCAATTGTTCCTATGTGGAAACCAGACAGAGAAGTACAATTAAAATTAAAAGATCCTATATCTTTATTTGTTGCAACACCAGTACACAGTGATTGTTCAATTCATTATACTCAAGCGTTATTAGAATTACAAAAAGTATGTTTACATAAAGGTATTAAAGTAAGTTTTCAACTAATGAAATCTTCTTTAGTTACACAAGGTAGAAATTTATGTGTAGCTGGATTTTTAGAATCAGATTGTACGCATATGTTATTTGTTGATTCAGACATATATTTTCATGCAAATTCTATAATATCAATGCTTGAAAAAAAAAAAGATTTAATATCTATACCTTATCCTCTTAAAACTTTAATGTGGGATAAAGCATTTAACAAAATGAAAGAAGGTGAATTAAAAAATGCAGAGGATATAAGAAAATCCTTGCATACTTATCCGATGAAATTAGAAAACGCTAATGACATAAATATAGTAGAAGGTGTAATAGAAGTAACTCATAGTCCAACAGGATGTATGCTAATTAAAAGATCTGTGTTTAATAAAATGATTAAGGCTTATCCAGATAAGAATATTGTCCAAAAAACTGTTATTAATGGAAAGTACGTGGATAAACCTAATATGTGGAATTTTTTTGACTGCACTCATGATCCTGTGACAAAAACCTATTTAGGTGAAGATTTTTCTTTTTGTCAATTATGGAAGAATATAGGAGGTAAATGTTATGCCTATATTATGGATCCTATCGTACATGTGGGAGAACATAGCTATGAAGGTTGTTTCTATGACGAGTTGATAAAGCGTAAGTAAAATGCTAATATTGTACATAACAATAAAAAATTATTATGGATCCATTCACTATAGCAGCAGTAACATTCGGTGTACAAAAACTTAGAGGTAAGTCCACAAACAGAGCTTTAAGAGATGGTATATTTGCAGGTAGTTTAGGTCAAGCTGCAGGTATGGCAGGTCTTGGAGGTTTTCAATCATTTGGTGCTGCAGGAGGCATGGGTGGTGCCAATGCTTTAGCAGGTCAAGGGATAAAAGGACAGTTTGCTAACACAGGTGTTATGCAAGGACTAGGATCTTTATTTCCACAACTAGGTGGTGGTCAAGCAGCTACTCCTGCTTTAGGAGGTGATCCAGGAACTATGCAAGGTTTAGTTGGTAATGAAGGTGGAGGAGGTTTCTTGTCTAAACTAATGCCAAAAACAACTGCTGGAAAAATAGGAACAGGTTTTGCACTTACATCTCTTTTAGGAGGTATGGGTGGAGATGACGGACCAAGATCTTACTTAGCTCCTATTCCAAATCAAGCTTACAGTAAGTATGCTAAGTCAGGAGCTCCAGGAACTCCTACAGGATTTATGACAAGAAATTACGAGACAGGTGAAGACACACCTTTAGAAGATGCAGAAACTTATCAAACAGTTGAAGATATTTTAGGAAGTGAACCAACACAGAATTTTAAATCAGTTAATTTTAATACTGGTGGATTAGCAAGTATTGCAAAATTTAATGAAGGAGGCCTTGGACAAATGTTGCCTTCTAAACATAGCCACAGTGAAGATGATTTAAACAATTATACTAGAGCAGGTGGTTTTGTTAAAGATGGTGCTGGAATGGGTGATGAAAATGAAGACACTATGTTAGCTCAATTAGCTGATGGTGAATTTGTATCAAGATCCGCCGCAGTTAGAGGAGCAGGTATTATTGCTGGAGCAGATTTAAACAGTAAAGAAGACCAAAGAAAAAAAGGTGCTGAGTTTTTTTATGAACAACAAAAACGTTTTAAAAGAATTATGGATATACTAGATGCAAGCAGAAAAGATAACTAAAGCTGAAATAGAATGTTTATTTATAAAGCCTTCAGAAGTAGAAACTTTTTGGCCTTTAGTTGAGTTTTTTGTTGCAGAAGCTTTAAAGTATAGCGGTCAATACGCTGAACCAAAGCATGTAAAAGAATTGTTAAAGAAAAACGTAATGCATTTGTGGATTATGTTTGGAAAAGACGAAGACGGAGAAAGCAAAGTATTTGGTTGTTGTACTACAAGGTTTTTTGACAATCCAAATTTTAAAGAGCTTCAGGGTCTTATCTGTACAGGTAAGAAAATGCCTTTATGGTTCCCTAAGTTAATTAAAGCAGCTGAAGAATTTGCTAAAATAAACAACTGTAAAAGAATTACAGCTTTAATGAGACCGGGGTACAGAAAGATTATGAAAAATTTTGATTGGAAAATGAAACACTGTGAATTTCAAAAGGAGTTAAACTAATGAGTATATTTGGCGGCGGAGGATCCTCTGGAGGAGGAGGTGGTGGTAGTAGTGTACCAGCTACAACTACACAATACATAAGGGAAGCACCTGGAATTGAGGAAAGAAAATTAGGATTAATGGATACTGCAGCATCGCTTGCAAAAACTCCTATTAATATTCCTGCAGTTCAAGCACAAGGTTTAACAGGATTAGAAAATCAAGGTATTACAGCGTCAGGTGTTACTGGACTTGGTGCTCCTACAACTGGACTTGGTATAACTGCAGTTAATAATGCTTTAGCAGGACCAAATATAAATCAATTTTTAAATCCTTATCAATCATATGTCACAGATGAAATTGGAAGACAAGGACAAATGATGCAAAATCAATTATCCGCACAAGCAGTTAATCAAGGTGCATTTGGTGGAGGACGTGAAGGTGTTCAACAAGCGGAATTACAAAACCGTATCCTTGGACAACAAGGTCAATCTCTAGCAACAGGATTTCAACAAGCAGGTCAACTAGCTGCAGGTCAACAACAATTAGGAATACAAGGTGCAGGTCAATTGGGTGCATTAGGTAGTCAGCAACAAGCTATGGGTCAAGCAGATATCAATCAATTAATGGCTGCGGGTGGATTACAAAGACAACTTGGTCAACAAGCTCTTGATGCTACTAGACAAACTGAATTACAAAGAGCTTACGAACCTTATCAAAGAGCAGAGTTTACTAAAAACATTTACGCTGCAGGTCCTACAAGTACTTCTGCATTAACACAAACTACTACTCCTCAATCTGGGGGAAGCGGTTTAGCACAAGCTGCTGGAGCAGGACTTGGTGCATATGCAACTTATTCAATGTTAAATAGAAACCCTACAGCGGGCGCAACCGGCCAAGTAAGATAAGGAAATTTAATGGATAAAACCTTAAATAGACCTCTGTTTAGAAAAAAAGCTCAAGAGCTTAATAAAATAGATGGTAAAGCTGTTCCTAAATTTTTTGTTGGCGGAATTATGTCAGCTGGAAATATGCTTAGAACCGCTGCCACACCTGCATATAGATACCTAGCACCTAAAGTTTCTAAATTTATGGCTAAACCTGCAGTACAAACAGGTGTAGTAGGATTAGAAGGTTATGGTATTGGCGTAGGTTCTAGAGAAATGGCTGAAGGTGTTAAAGAAGGAGATACAGGTAAATTTTTATCTGGAGCTTCTTACGCAGTACCTGGAATGGCTTTCTTGCCAGGAAGTGCTAGACGATCCGGAATAACAGCATTAAAAGAAACTGGGGAATTTATGGCCCCTAGAATGAAAGACATTACTAGAAAAATAGTATCTAACCCTGGAAAAACAGCATTAGCATCTATAGGAACTGGTATTACTGGAAACATGATATCGCCACAAGAAGTTGAAGCACAAAGACCTGAAGCAATGTCTATAGAAGATTATCAAGCAGATATACAAGACAGATTAATTTACAATAAACCAGAATACAATCCAGATCCTAAAAAGAAAGTTACAGAAAATTTAGCTGATTATAGAAAGCTAGAAGAAGAATCTAAAAACAATCCTATTGGTATTGAAAATCCAATGACTGACGGTGAAAAAACATTAAACGCACAATTAGGAATGGCTAACACTGTAAATGAAGTTGCTAAAAAATTAGGAGTTGAAGATGCTTCTACTGCAACAGATGAACAAATCAAACAAATAGCAATTGAGTCTAATGTAGACGAACCTACTTTAAGACAAATGATTGGCAAACCTTCTGGAGACGCAGGAGACATGCCACCGGCCAACCCAGATGGAGTTCCTGTACTTACAGGAAATGAAAGTCCTGCTGAAATAGAATATTTAATAAACAAAAGAAAAAGAGATATGGCAGGAGCTAATGAAACTTCTAAAACTTCTGAATTAGCTACAGGTTTTGCAGATTTCAGAGATCAAATGAATCAAATGACGGGGAATACTCCTGAGAATTTAAATAATTTATTAATGATGAGAACTGCTGCAACTTTATTATCAGGAAAAACTACACAACCTGGTTTTAGAGGTTTTGCTGATGTAGCAGGTCAAGCTTTAGGATCCACTGCAGATATGATGATTGGTTTAAAAATGAAACAACAAGATTCAGATATGAAGTTAGCACAAGCTTATTTAAAAATGAAACAAGAAAAAGCTAAAGGAACAGAAATGTTAACTACTGGAGATAAAACAGTTAGAGTAAATGATCCTTCAGTTCCAGGTGGTTTTAGAAATGTTAGAGTATCTTTAGGTAAAGACAATAAATTTTATCAAAGAACAATGAACCCAGATGGAACACAAGGTTTTGTAGCAGCAGATTTCACTGGTACTGATGTGAAAAGAAATGATGAAAAACTTAACAAAGCTCTTATGGGTCTAGAAGACAATAGAAGAGGTGGAAAAATGGTAGACTTTGTAATTCAAAATGCAGGATCAGGTGGAACTAAAGCTGCTTTAGGATTATTAGCTGAGGATACTTTAGGTACTTTTGATTTCTTTGCAGGTGGAAATGTAGGAGGAGACACTTCAGTTATTGATGATCAAATTAGAGCTGAAATGGCTAATACTTCAGGAAGAGAAGGATTTGACATAAGTGGAGGCAGGGTAAATATTTTTGCAAAAGAATCAGATAACATGACTAAAAGATTTAATTCAGATTTAGAAGATGCTAGAAAAAATGGTGCTAAAGAAGTTGAAAAACAATTAAAGAAAGCTGGGATTGTAGCTAAAAACTATAGACCTACAGAGCAGGATTTAAGAAAATACACTAGACTAGCTTTAATTGAGCAACGTATGAAATACATTGTAGCAAACGCAAACAAATCAGAAGACAGATTAACACAAAAAGATATTGATAACGCTGCTAAACGTACTCAAATTATTAAGTACATTACTTCACCAAGAACTATTAGATTAAACTATGAACAGTTAAGACAAGAGTTTGGTGAAAAAGCAGGAACTTATTTAAATCAATACAAATTAAATGGTGGTGATGAAGACTTTATTATAAATAACTTTATGGATATTCCTGGAGTTAAAATGCAGTACGATCAAAAAAATAAACAATATCAACAAAGCCAACAAGTTGAAAACACAGTTTCTAGAAGAGATATATTAAATACTATACCAATCGCTGGAGGTTAAAAATGGCTTCATTAAAAGAACTCCAATCAGCAATAGATCAAAAGAAAATTGACACCAGAAGTCTTGCTCCAGAACAAATGGAAGCATTAGACCAAGCTTTTAAAACAGGAGAGCTTAAAGGATATGAAGGAGCAGAGGACTACTCTAGATTAATTAATTTAGGTGCAGAAAGCGTTGCTGGTGTAAAACAAAAAAGATTAGAAGGCATGAAAACTGCTACTGGAATGGAAAGAGGAGATCTTGTATTCTATGGAGCTGCTGGAGCGTCTATGGTTCCTTATTTTAAAAACAAAGACGCACTTATGGATGCTTTTGTTCAACAGGGATTTAAAGATAGATATGGAGTAGACACTCGTTTTGGAAACATGAGTGATATGTACAATAAAAGATTTAGTGTATTAAAAAATTCTTTAAAAAAACTACCTAACGTAAGAGGCCCTGCAGGTATTCCTATAAGAATGTTAGGTAATTTAGCGGGTATGGTAGATAACACAATTGACTTTTTTCAAAAAGCAAGAAAGTTTGGTACTACTCCTCAATTAGCAACAGAAGCTACTTCTTTGCTTGCAGGTGCTACAGGAGCTGGAGCAGGTTCTATTTTATATGATATGGGAAATTTAGGTTCTGATTTTGTAGCAGCAACTTCTGCAGACATGGCTAACCTTACAGATAACGATATTAGAAAATTACCTTTTGCTGAAAGAACTTTATTTAATGCATTAAGTGAAGCTAACAATGATATGCTTTGGGCTGGTGGAGCTTTGTCTTTATTACCTGTAGTTAAATTTGCAGTAAAATCGGGAGTAAAAAATCAATTAGGATTAAATTCAGAGCAATCTAAAGAAATAGCAAGGTCTTATGAAAGAGTAGGACTAAAACCAAATGTTGCAACTTTAATTCCAGGAAACAATGCTTTTCAAAACTTTTTTAAAAAGTTCTTTAGTACTATTGGGGTATATCCTTTGGTATCAGGTCCTTTAGTTAAATTTAATAAAGATACAAATAAAAAATTATCTCAAGAAGCTTTTTTAGAAGCAGCAGATAATTTAAATTTAGCACCAGGAAGCAATATAAGTATTATGAATTATGCTGGAGCAAATGAAATAAAAAAAGAATGGGGTAAAGTTTTAGATACAATTAGCACAGAATATGGAGAAGTTAGAAAGTATTGGGAAGAAATAGGTAACCCTAAATTTATACCCACTAAAACAGTTAAACAAGAAACAGAAAGATTAATTGAACAAATAAAAACAGAATATCCTACACAATACTATGACCTATTTGATAACACAGGTCCTGGAAGAGATTTATTACCTACTGATGATACTTTAGTTCAATATGTAAGATACTTAAACGAAATCACTAGAAATAAAGGACACATTAGAATGAGTGACTGGTCTGGTTTATCAAGAATGCAGACAGCAGCTTATACAAATACAAAATTTAATAATGTTAAACCTCAAATATTAGTTATTAGAAATGCTCTTGAAAAAGATTTAAATAGTATGAATGATGCTACGGTTAGAAGTAATTTAAAAAACGAAATATTTAAAGATGAATATGCAGACATTCTAGGAAAAGAAGGTCCACAAGCTGCTGAAGATTTTATAGATAAAAATATAAGAACTGCAAATTTAGGTTTTAACAGATTGAAAGAAGCTAACAGTTTTTATTCAATGGTTTTAAGACCTTTTAATACTAATAAAGTAGCTAAACAATTAAGAGCAATGGATAGTAAGTTGTTTGCTGATAAAGGAATTGAAATGGTAGGCCCGGCAACTATATATCCTGACGAAATTTTTGATAAAGTAATTAGAAGAATTTTAGCATCTGATAGTCCTGATGCTGTTAAACAATTAAAACAAGTATTAGGAGTAACACGTTCAAGTTACGATATTTTAGATGAAGCGGGTAAGGTAAAAAGAACTGTTAAAATACCTAACAGTAAAGAATCTCAAGAAATGTATGATCGTTATGTAAGAACTTGGTTCTGGGATTCATGGAATAATTCTATGCAATTTCCTCTAAGAGACCACCAAGGATTGTCTGCTCAAGCAATTGCAGCTCAAGCTTCTAAAAAAGGTTTTAAGACTAAAAGATTATTTCAGTTAGATGATATTACAGAACAAAGAATAAGAGCTAAAACAAAAACAAATGAAACTTTTGATGTTACAGAAATAGATGGTAGAGTTTTTACTGAAGGTCAAGGAATGGCTAATTTAAATGATGGTATGATTAGAAATCATGATTTTGGAGAAATAGATATTGATAAGTTTGTAAAAAATATAGGTCTAGATCAAGCTCAAGGACAAGATAAAATTAGAGAAATATTTGGAGGAGGAGTTGCGGGAGAAAAAGCATTGCAAAGAGTAAAAGACATTGTTGCTATTAAACGATCTTTAGATTCAGTTGATTTTACGGACCCTTCTAAATTCGTACAAAGATCAATAACATTAAGAGCAGGTTCTTCTGGTGGAATATTAGCTGGAGCAACTTCAGCTGCTTTTGGTTTTGGTAGTACGTTTAAATTAATTTTAGGAGCTAGAATTTTTGGTACTCTTTTAACTAACCCTAAAGTTGCAGAAAACTTTATGGAAATGAATAAATACATGAGATTTATGTCTGATGATCCTAATGTATATAAATTATCTCCACAGTTAGTTCCTAGAGCATCTAGAACGTTTGCAAGATTTATAAATAGTTTAATGGAAGCAGAAGGTGATGATTTTAGAGTAGATCCTAACAAAATAGATTTTCAAGAGATTAGACAGAAAATACAAAGCCTAGATCCTAACATTCCTTTATCTAATAAATTTGATTTTGGTACAATGCCTAAGTTTACTAGAGACAGGATTTATCCTGAGTTTGAAACAGCTAAAAACTTAACTCAAAGTTCAGCAATGGCTGGAGAAGAATTCCTGCAAGGAGCTAATTTAATGGCTAAGAGTGAGGATAACTTTGATCAGATAGCTAACTCAAATCCTATGTTACAGGCAACTGAACCTCAAGCAATGGTTCCCCCACAAAATACACAACCACAACAAGCAATGAATACTGGTCAAATGCCACAGGCCACCGGACAAAACAATGCCCAGACTTTTGCTTCTTTATTTCCTAGAGATAACTTAGGTCAAGCAGTAGCTAATAACACACAACAACCTATGCAACTTAACAAAGGTGGTTTTGTTGGAAAAGAATTTATAGACGATATATATGAACAAGTAGAGGATGTATTAAATGCCTAAAAGATCTGCATTAGATAAAATTGAATACCATGAAAAGATCTGCAGATTAATGCAAAAACAAACATTCGAAAAAATTGAAAAAATAGAAACTCGTATTAATAGACTAGAGAAGTTTATTATAGGGGGTTTAGGAGCTATACTTTTAGCTGTACTTTCTAACCATATGTAGTAGTAATATCGAATGATATTTATAGAAAACATAGAAGACAATTCATTTACATTAACTGAACTAGAATTAATAAAAAAATTTCCTTACAAAAAATATTCGAGAGCTAAAGATCCTAAAACAGGTAAACGTATGTATTCTGTAGATGGAACTAAATTACCATCTGTAACTACTATACTTGGAGCAACAAAAGATAAAGAATCTATTGAAGCTTTGGAAAAATGGCGACAGCGTGTCGGAGAAGACGGAGCGGAAAGAATAAAAAATGAAGCTTCTGCTATGGGAACTGAAATGCACTTAGTTATTGAAAAATATTTAGAAGGAGAAGGTTATTTAAATATTTCTGAAAAAGGAAACAGAGCTAGAAAAATGGCTCACACTATTCTTAAAAATATTGGAGGACTAACTCAAGTTTGGGGAAACGAAATTAGTTTAGCTTACCCAGAAAAATTTGCAGGAGCAACAGATTGTATTGGAGTTATAGATGATAAAGTAACTATCTTTGATTGGAAACAAACTAATAAACCAAAAAGAAGAGAGTGGAGTGCTGTTCAAGATTATTTTGTTCAGTTAGGAGCCTATAGTTTAGCCCATGAAAGCATGTACGGAAAGATAGATCAAGTTAAGATATGTATGTGTTCAAGAGATTTTAACTATCAAGAATTTACTTTAGAAGGTCAAGAGTTAAAAGACTACCAGGAAAAATGGTGGGAACGATTTGACAAATATTTAGAAACTATAAAATAATTATTTTAACCAATCTTTAAAGTCATCACCTAAAGTTTCAGTCGCTAATTTATTTTTGTTTTTTAATGAAACTAAAATTCTTTCATCTAAAGTATCTTTACAAATAAGGTCTGTGTATAAAACAGTTTTAGTTTGTCCGCTTCTATGTGCTCTGTCTTCTGATTGTCTTCTAACTTCATAGTTAAAACTATTAGAGAAATAAATAACATTAGTGGCTGCTGTTAAAGTTAAACCAAAACCTCCTGTAGTAGGATTGCCTACAAAAAATCTACACTCATCATCTTCTTGAAATCTTCTCATGGCTTTAGTTCTGGTAACTGAATCAATTGCACCGTAGTTAGCTACAACAGATTTAACTCCATATTTTTCTTTTAAAAATTTTATAATAGATTCAATGTTGTAAATATAGTTTGCCCAAATAATAATCTTTCCTTCAGATTCTTCTATTATATCCGATAAAGCATGTAGTTTAGGATTTTTAAATTCTTTTAAATCACCATCATTTGTTTTAACAAAACCATTGCATACTTGGTGAAGTCTAATTATTTCAGTTAACTTATTGTTATACGAAACCGTTTCATCTTCTATAATTGCAATAGCAGCTATTCTTAACTGTTCATAAAATTTCTTTTGGTCATCATTCATTTCAATATATCGTTTAGCATATTGTTTAGGAGGAAGATCAAGACATTCATCTTTAGTTACTCTGTAAGAAAATTGAGATAGTTTCTCTTCTAATTCTTTTATGTGAACATATTTAACAGGTATTTCTGTGTACTTACCATTGCCTAGATCAAGCCTATGTGTAATACAATATCTATTTCTAAATGTGTAGTAAGAAGAAAACCCTAAATGTTTTTGATCTAAAAAATTACATTGTGTGTAAAGATCTAATGGTGATTTAGTTACAGGAGAACCAGTTAATATTCTTCTGTATTTAGAATAGTCTCCTAATTTAAGAACGTTTTTAGTTCTAATTGCTTTATGGTTTTTTATAGTAGTCGATTCATCTACAATAGATAAATTGTTTTTGTGATTATATAAAAATTCTGTAGCACCTTTAAGACCTCTTGAGGTAGATAAAGCTTCAATATTCATACAAAAGATTTTTAATTTTCCATGAGTATCATATGATTTTGCTAATTCTTTTGGTTTAGTAATGTTCCAAGAATATATTTCGTATTCTATGTCAGGAGACATGTGTTTTTTAATCTCATCAAACGCCCATACAGTGTAAACTGATTTAGGTGCTAGTATTAAAACTCCAGTAATGTTTCTGTTGATTCTTAAAAGTCCTATATTATCAATTGCGACTTTAGTTTTTCCTGTACCCATTTCCATGAAAAACGCATAAGTGTCCTTATCCCAGGATTTTTCAAGGCACGTTTTTTGGTGTTCATATGGTTGTGTTTTAAAGTTAAACAAGTTCAACATAATGCTTGACTTATAATCTGTAATGTTTATATAGTCAACATAATAAAGGAGGTCATATTTATGAACCTAGAACAACTAACAACGATAAATATAAAAACTGATGAAGTCAAAGAAATATCTGAAGCTTGTAACAAGCTTACTTCCCAGAATCAAAAAGTTGAAACTCTTGAGAAGTCTCTTAAAGAGGCTGAAGAAGAAGCTAGACGTTTATCGGAAGAGGTGATACCAACACTTATGCAACAAGCAGGAGTGTCTTCTATTAAATTAGATAACGGTACATCTGTTGAAGTTTCACCTTACTACTATGCGAAAATCTCTGAAGATAGAAAAGCGGAAGCTTTTCAATGGTTGCGTGAGAACGACCATGGGGATCTGATAAAAAATAATGTATCAGTATCGTTTGGTAAGGGGGAAGATTCTAACGCAGTAAATTTAAAATCTGAGTTAGAAGCTAAAGGTCTTGTCGTAGACCAAAAACAAGACGTTCATTGGCAAACTCTTCGAGGATTTGTAAAAGAGCAAATTGAGAAGAATAAAACACTTCCATCGGAAACGTTTGGATTGTATATTGCCAACCGAACTAAAATAAAAACTAACAAATAAAACCTAAGAGGTAACAAATGAAGACACAAGAAAACACAGAAGTAGCTGTCAAAACTACTGCTGATGCACCTATGGCTGTAAACATGGAACAGTTTGCTGGTGCAGGATCGGAAAACATTACATCAAAAGATGTATCACTTCCGTTCTTAAAAATACTTACTAATAACTCACCATACGTAACACAAGGTGAGGCTAAATTTATTAGTGAGGCAAGACCTGGACAAGTAATTAACTCAGTTCTAAACAAACTCTATAATGGGTCTGAAGGATTTGAAGTTGTTCCTTGTTTCTTTAAATTCGAATATGTGGAATGGGCAGACAGAGGTACACAGAATTCTGTTGCACCTGTTAACTCATATCCTGCTGATTCGGATATAATGACTAAAACATCAAGAGGCGATGATCGTAAAGATAGACTTGCTAATGGCAATTATATTGAACCGACTCATTACCACTATGTTATGTTAGTAGGAGACAATGATCAACCTGCTGAAACTGCAGTTATTGTCATGAAAGCCACGCAAGCAAAGAAATCCAAGAAGTGGAATTCTATGATGCTATCCCAAAGAAGAAAGGGTAAAAGTGGTATGTTTCAACCGCCCACATGGTCTCAAATATATAAATTGAGAACTGTGGTAGAAAAGAACAGTTTAGGTTCTTGGTATGGTTGGGAAGTAGATCATGTCAAAGATATACCTAATCAAGGTTTAATGGATAGTGCTATGGCTTTCTATGAATCTTGTAAAAAAGGTAATGCCAAGGTCAATCTGTCCGAGGATCAGCAAGAACAAACAGGTACGAAAGCTCCCTTTTAATGAGTTCACTAAATTTTTTTAGTAAACTTTTTGGGGGCTTAACATCTGCCTACGGAACCTATGAGCTCAACGGAGCTCATAGGGAAGATGGTAAAGCTGAAGGTCGTGCCTTAACTAAAAAAGGTGACGTAACCATAGAATTATTTAGACAACATTTAAATGGACAATTAAGTTTAGGAATTGTTCCTATTATGAAAGACAACCAATGTAAGTGGGGTTGTATAGATGTAGATGAGTATGACGGATTTAATCCACTTATTGCAATTAAAAAAATTAGAGATTTAAAATTACCTTTGTTTCCATACAGATCTAAATCTGGTGGATTACATATATTTTTACATATTGATGGAGTAATTCCTGCAACTGATATGATTGATAAGTTAACACAACTTGCAAGTCGTTTAGGTTTAGCTGATTGTGAAATATTTCCAAAACAAAGAACTATAAATGTTGAGTTAGGTACAATTGGTAACTGGTTAAACTTGCCTTATCAAAATGCTAAATTTACAACTAGACATGCAATAGATGATAAAGGCCAATCAATTGCAATAGAAGATTTGGAGAAAGCAGTAACCCCTTATTTAGTTAAACCAGAAGACTTTTATAAAATTAAAATAGAAGAATTACATGATGAAGACCAACAGTTTAATGATTATCCACCATGTGTTCAAAGTTTTATTAAAAATACAGTAGAACCTGGAGAAGGCAGAAACGATGCTTTGTTTAATGTAGGAGTTCTTATGTTAAAAAAACATGGTAAAGACGGTGCATGGGAAGATGGGTTAAGTGAAGTAAACAAGAATTGGAAAGACAATGCGATACCTGCTAAAGAATTAAAAGCAACTGTAATTAAAAGTTTAAGTAGTGAAAAGACTTATAACTATAGATGCAATACTCCTATTGCTAAAAAGTTTTGTGATCAAGCTGCATGTGTAAAAAGAAAGTTAGGTATAGGTAAACATAACTATAGTTTTTCAATAGATAGTTTTCAAAAGATAAGCACTAAGCCACCTAAATATATTTTAACAATAGATAAAAAACCTATTAGATTAACAGGTCAACAATTATGTCAGCAACAGTTATTAAAAACAGAATTGTTTGATGCAGATATTGTGTGGAAAACAATGGAGAAGGAAGGATTTAATATGTGGTTAACTTTCCTTAAATCTATGCAAACTGAAGTAGAAGGATATGACTTTACAGATGATGACAAAGATGAGTTTGAGTATCTGTTTAGAAACTTTATTGATGATAGCCAACTTGCAGATCATATAACACAAACACAAACTGATTATATTTTTGAAGATGATGGACATCTATTTTTTAGAGCAGAAGTATTTAAAAAGTTTTTAAAGAAGGATGGAAATAATATGAAACCTTCTGAAGTAAAAGAACTTCTTATTGATAATGGTGCAGAGTACATAAGATCTCACAGTGACTACAAAGGGAGACTATGGAAAATACCTAAGCCTAAACAAGAAAACATAAAAGAAAGAAATGTTAAATTCACACAACAGGCAGCTCCATTTGACCCAGATAGCCAATAAAACTTTTAAGATATTTGGTCCTCCAGGCACTGGAAAAACCACTAGGCTAATAAAATTAATTGAAAAACATTTAAGGTTAGGAATCCTACCTCATGAAATGGTATATGTATCTTTTACTAACAAAGCAATTAACGAAGCAGTAACAAGAGTCCTTGCTAAGTTTACACAATACAAAGAAGAAGACTTTGGTAATTTTAGAACTATTCATTCTTTTTGTAAGAAACAGTTTTCTACTCCTGTATTAGATCCTAGAGTAGATATGTTAAAGTTTCATACAGATTGGGGAACTATATCAGCTAATTTTTCTGAAGATGATGCAAACAGTAAAGTATTTAATAACTGGTCATTAAGAGTCTATGATAAATCCAGAAACATGTTAGCAGATCCAATAGAAGTATATAAAGCGGAACCTATTAAAAAAGTAAGACTAAATCAATTTACAGATATTGTTAGAAATTATATTAAATTTAAAAAAGATAATAAAATGGATTTCACAGACATGGTAGAAAAATATGTGAAAGAAATAGATCCACCTGAATACAAAGTATTTATAGTTGATGAAGCTCAAGACTTAACTCCATTACAATGGGAGTTTGTAAATAAAGTTGCAGCTACATCAAAGAGAGTTTATCTAGCTGGAGATGATGATCAAGCCATTTATGAATGGAATGGTGCTAAGGTTAGATGTTTTTTAGACTTTCCAGGGAAGATATTTATATTAAATAAGTCTTATAGATTAAACGAAGTGATTCTTAATTTTTCTAAGGAAATACTTAAATTTATAACTGAAAGACAAGAAAAAGATTTTACTCCTGTTAAAAAAGGTGAAGGCTATATTGAGACTTATAATAGATTTAATGAAATACCTTTTGAAAGTATAGGAGGATCTTGGTTTGTTTTAGGCAGAGTAGGAGACAATGTAGAGGAATTAAAGGAACATGCTAGGCAAAAAGGTTTGTATTTTCAGGATATGAGAGGTAATAAGTCTTTTAATATGAATAAATGGAATGCTATTGAATACTGGTTTTCTTTAATTAATGGTGATTCCATTACAAAAGAACAGGTGGGAGTTCTATATGAGTTCATAAACGAGATTAAAAAAGGATGGAGAAAGATTGATAACAAGGCATGGAGTGATATTCACCCAAACCAACCCCTTGATATAGAATTTTTAAAAAGTAATTGTGGGCTACAGGCCACCGGCACAAATTGGTGGGAAGTATTAAATAGAAAATTTACAACAAGAGACTTGGATTATTTTGAAACTATGATAAAAAATAAGACACAGTTTAATGATAAAGCAAAAATAATCATAGACACAATACACTCCGTAAAAGGAGGAGAAGCAGATAACGTAGTACTATATGAAAAAACTAATTGGCCATCTAATTTCGCATCTAAGAATGGGAAGGACAAAATGGCCGAGGCGCGTGTTTGGTATACTGGTGTTACGAGGAGTAAGAAATCCCTTCATATCCTCTCTACTAATCATCCATATTTTTTTCCTTTGGGGCGTATTGCATCTTATTTCAGAAGGACGGTTATAAATGAGTGATAAAGATATGTTTAAAGATAGTTTTCCACAAGATAGACAAATTGGTGGATCCCATTATAAAAAATTTCCTATTCAACCTTATGAGTTTATTTCTAAAAATAATCTTTCTTTTTTTCAAGGTTGTGTTGTGAAATATGTTTGTAGGTACTTGTTTAAAGGAACTGCAATTCAAGATCTAGATAAAATAATTCATTATTGTGAATTAGAAAAATTAAAACTAAAAGACACAAAGGTTAAAAAATGACAACAGAACTTGTATTTAATCAAACAGAATCAGATTGGAAAGCTCCGGAGAGTTACCCAGATCTATCTGACAGATCTATTATTGCAGTTGACTTAGAAACCAGAGATCCAAATATTAAAACTAAAGGACCAGGATGGGCAACCAAAGATGGTGAAGTAGTAGGGATAGCTGTAGCTGCAGATGGTTATAAAGGTTACTTTCCAATAGGTCATGAAGCTGGTGGTAACATGGATAAAAATATTACACTTCGTTGGTATAAAGAACTAATGGAAAACAATGTAGATAAGGTTTGTCACAATGCTTCTTATGATATTGGTTGGACTAGATCCCTTGGTATAAAACCAAAAGGTAAAATTATAGATACTATGATTGCAGGTGCATTAATTAATGAAGACAGATTTAGTTATTCATTAAATGCTTTGTCTTTTGATTATTTAGGTGAAGTTAAATCAGAAGCACAGTTAAGAGAGAAAGCAGAAGAATGGGGTATAGATCCTAAAGCAGATATGTGGAGATTACCTGCAGGTTATGTGGGTCCTTATGCAGAGCAAGATGCTGAACTAACTTTAAAACTTTGGAATAGATTTAAAATAGAAATACAACAACAAAATTTATCTAATATTTTTGATCTTGAAACTAGCCTACAACCTATTTTAATAGAAATGCGAGAGCATGGTATTAGAGTAGATTTAAGTAAAGCAGATGGTTTAAAAAAATCTTTTGTCAAAGAAGAGAATAAAAGATTATTAGAAATTAAAAAATTAACAGGACAAGATGTAGAGATATGGGCTGCAGCAAGTGTAGCTAAAGCTTTTGATATTCTAAAGGTTCCTTATGAAAGAACTGCAAAGACTAAAGCTCCTTCTTTTACTACTAACTGGTTACATAACTGTCCTCACCCAATAGCTAAATTAGTAAGAGAGACTAGAGAGATGAATAAGTTTCACTCTACTTTTATTGACTCTATTTTAAGATACGAACACAATGGAAGAATACATGCAGAAATAAACCAATTAAAATCAGACAGTGGTGGAACTGCTACAGGAAGACTTTCAATGAGTAATCCTAATCTTCAACAGATACCTGCTAGAAACAAGGAATTTGGTAAACAAATCAGAGCTTTATTTTTACCTGATGAGGGTAAAAAATGGGGTAGCTTTGATTACAGCCAACAAGAGCCTAGATTGGTAGTTCACTACGCAGCAAGCGTTGATAGCGGTTTTGAGGGCTCCTATGACCTAATAAAGGCCTATGAGGACGACAATGCAGACTTTCACCAAGTTGTAGCAGAAATGGCTGATATACCCAGATCTCAAGCAAAAACGATTAATTTAGGTATGTTTTATGGTATGGGAAAAGCTAAACTTGCACAGCAATTAGGAATAGAGCTTGATGCTGCTAAAGCTATTTTAGAAGCTTATAATTTAAAAGTACCTTTTGTTAAAATGTTATCTAATCGTTGTATGACTACAGCAGATAAGAAAGGTAGTGTGGTAACTATTAAAGGCAGACACTGTAGATTTGATAGGTGGGAACCTAAAACGTTTGGAATACACAAGTCCATGACTAGAGAAGAAGCTGAATCTAAATATGAAAGAGGATCTATTAAAAGAGCAATGACATACAAGGCTCTAAATAGACTAATACAAGGATCAGCAGCAGATCAGACTAAACAAGCGATGTTAGATTGCTATAACAACGGCCACCGGCCACTTCTACAAATACATGATGAACTATGTTTTAATATAAATGGAAAAGAAGATGAAGATAATATTAAAAATCAAATGGAGCATTGTTTAGATGATGTACCAATGAAAGTTCCAAGTAAAGTCGATATTGCAATTGGAGACAACTGGGGAGAAGCAACTTAATGGCTGTAAGAGATATGGCTGTAGGTAAATGCCCTGAATGCTTAGAACCCGCTGTATTTATTCCAACAAGAAGAAAAGATGTTTTTGTTTGTGATGTATGTTTAGAAAAAGTAAAACAACATGTTAATGGAAAAATTAGTTGGTTTAAACTTTCAGATGTTCCAATGGGTGGTCCTATAAAATATTAATGTAGTTTCTTTTTTAAAGAATCTAATTCAACAATACCATCTGCATCATTACAAATATCTTTTAGAGTATGCCAAAAGTCCTTTTCAAATTTAGAGATTTTTTTAAAACCTCCTTTAATAAAAATAACGTTAGAAATAATAACTTCTAATTGTCTAATTTCTTTTATTGTAAAATTAAGTTTTACACCTTTGATTTTTTTTTGAGACATAGATGGCCTAGAGAATATAACGAAAACTTTTAAAATGCTAGTGTTTTGTTAACTAGCTATATCTAATAAACCTTTTTTTGCATCTTCAACACTTTGATCGTTGATTGCAGTTCTTAGGTTTTTAATTTTTATGTCGATCCACTTCATGTCAGTAGTCACTCTACCCTGTGCTAACGCTTGGGTTGCCCACTTGGATTCCAACTGAAGTTTTTCCGAGATTAACTTTTGTAACATCTCTTTTGACCTCCTCAAAGGTTAGAAAAAAAAGATCTGGATTATGAAATCCTGGACCCTCTTTTTCGGTTAACTGCCCTGAATCATAACTCGCACTAAAAGATTCTAAAGCAGCTTTATCGTCTGCGGCTTCCACCGTGTGATCCAAAAAAGCATTTTTATAGTTTGCTTGGATACGATAAAGTTTCATAAGAGTATCTTAGCTGATTTTAGCTAAAAAATCAAGTATTTGGCGAATGTCAAGAGAGGCACTAAATTGTTGTTATTAAACATTAATTGTTGACTTATCTTATCATTACATTATATAGATAAGACAATGATGACAAAAAAAGACATAAACGACTATCATAAATTGATAAAACAATTAACAACTAAAAAGGAAAATAAAATGAAAATAGCAAGCCAAGCTTTTATAACTTTTATAAAAGAAGTAGATAATGTGTTATCTAAAATACATCAAAAAAATATTAGGGGGGATGCGTTAAATCCTGGTGATGATGAATGGATGGCATCAAGAGATAGATTAATGAAAATTAAAATGGGTTCAGATAATAATTTTACATACCCTATTAATTGGAGTGCGTCTGAATTTTTAATTATAGATGAATTAGCATCACGTGAAGATGCTTTAGAAGAACACACTAAATTAAGGGAGTATCAATAATGGGATTTAATTTAGCAATAGGATTGGTATTTATATTATTTTTTCCTAAATTCTTTTTAGCATGTGTAGCTGCAATAGTTGCATTTTTTTTAGGAGTACAATTATGATAATATTTGGCAGACCAATACATCGTAAACATCACAGAAAAATAGTTATTAGTGTTTTATGTGGAGTTCAAATAATTCTTATCTTAACTTTAGGAGTTTATTTATGGTAATGGATTGGAAAACAAGAAAGATAAAAGCAATTAACAAATTATCTAAAAAAAAAGGTTGGAGCTCTAACGACAACAATCCTTATTTTTATTTAGTGCACGAAATATATAAAACTAAAGCAACAACCCCAAAACAATTTAAGGAAGAACAAAATGGACATAAATAAGTGGAAGTCGGTCGCAGTTACAATAAAAACGCACAAAAATTTAACTGCTTTGTGTAATGAAAAAGAAAGGAACCCAGCTAGAATGATTTCTAAGTTGGTTAATGATTACATATCTTTTCAAGCAGATAAAAAAGGTATCTCAGAAGAAAAGTATATGGCTAAATTAATTGGCAAGATGAAAAAGAATGGACATAAACAAAAATAAAATCATTCCATTTGGAGGTGTAAGCCAGGTAGATTTAGTTGAACTAAGTAAACCTGGTATATACTTTTTGTTTAATGATGAGAATAAATTAATTTATATTGGAGAAAGTAATTATCCAATAATTAGAATTTGTGATCATTATTTTAAACATTATAAAAAAGCTAGAAAATTTAAGATGGGTTATCAGCAAAAAGGAATTGGCCCTGTGTTTTCTGGATTTAGAATTATGACAGTTTTAAATGAGGACAAAAGAATTAGACAACATTATGAAAAACGTTACATTAAAAAATTTAACCCAGAACTAAACTATAACTCACAATCGGCTCCGTATGATTTAACTTGCAAAGAGATAAAAGGTTTTATACAAGTTTATGAAGGTTTTTTTAAAGAACAATTTAGTTGGCACAGGTATTTAAATGAACAAGTTTTAAAACAAAGAACTAATTATATAAAATATAAAAATGTATTAAGACGAAGGAGATATTTAGCTACAGGACTATGAAAAAAAAGTTTTTAAAAATAAATAATCTTAAAAGATTTTGTAGATGGTTAGATGTTAGCTCAGTTGCCGTTGAACTATGGGATTTATATAATCCAATTGGAAAAATATATTTAGGATTAGAGAAAAGACAAAAAGCATCTGAAGAAAGAAATAAATTTTGTTTTGAAAGAGCAAAAATTAGGTCTAGTTGGAAACCCACTTATAGTAGATTTGGGCAATACGAAATGGCAAAAAAATTATTAACCTATGTAAGGAGTAGATATGTCAGAGAAAGAGCAAAAAAAGTTAAAGATATGCGAAGACTGCAAGGGGAACGGATATCAAAAGCATCTGTTTGAAGAAGGTAATGTTGAATTGATTACTGATTGTAAACCTTGTAATAATCAAGGAGAAGTTGATGCCAAAAAAAGGTAAAATAGATCAGGCAAATTTAATATCTGCTCTTGAATTGTTGAGTGATAAGTTAAATCCTAGAGAATATGCTAAAGTTACATCTGTTATGTCTATGCTGTTCGTAGGTCACACGTTTGAGTTGTCTGATGATGGTTTTGAATTTGTGAATTTATGTATAAATGTTAAAAAAAAATATCGTAAAAAAGTAGTCAAATCTTTACAAGGAAACGTTATTAGGTTAAAACCTAAACTGTCTTGAGACACTGGGGTGGTGTAGGGAGACTAAAACCACCCCTTGACATTAATCACAATATTTGACAAAGGTATGTTTATGGAGCTAATACATGAACATATCTATAGAGATCCTAAAAATTATGGGTCTAAAAATCGCAGAAAAATTGGTGGAGAAGTCATTGGACCCAGAGATTAGAATTTGGAGAGGAGTCATCTCTATGGCTCTAGAAGACGTCCTAATCACTAACCAGAACAGGACCGAGAGTGTGTTAAAAGGCGAAGCCCATGACTGGTTTTGTAATAATTCTGATGACTTTAAATTTGTATGCAACCAAGCCGAGCTTGAGCCTAAATATGTAAGACTCCGATATTTAAATGCGTTAGAAGATGGTAGAATTAAGTTTACACAGAGACAACATTTGAATATAAAGTATACGAAAGAATATGAAAAACTTAGAAAAGCTACAACTAAAGAACAACGCAAGCAGCATTTTAGAAACATTGAAGCGCTTCGGAAAGCTATATTTGAGTGCCCCTTTGGGTAGTGCGGAAAGACAGTTCTATAAATTTACATACAGAAAGTTTAAAAGAAAATATTCTAATTAGAATCGTTCTAATGTATATTGACACCGGCCACCGGACAAACGGCAATTTTACGCCATTTTATGCATTTAACACTTCTATATAAGATATTTATACCCTTTACCCCCTTAGTACCCCTAGAAAAAGTCTGACATCTGTGACACAACCCTCTTTTTAGTCTATTTACATTGATATACAACACTAATAGCGTGTCACAACACCTTTTTTTCTCTGACATTCTCTGACATCTGTGACACAGAAGTGTCCTTGTGGACAAAGGTGCTAAATGTTTGTATTGTCTTAATTGAGTTAAAAATATCTTATTGAGGATTGAATAATGGCTGCTAAGAAAAACGTTTTGAAAACAATGCATGATTTGACTGCAAAACAAAGAAAGTTTGTGGACATTTATGTGGCTAATTTTGGTAACATATCTAAAACTGAAGCTGCGAGACAAGCAGGCTATGTTGCTAAAGATCCAAGCACTATTGCATCTAAGATAACTAATCCTAATTTAAACCCTCATGTCGTTAGATACATGGAAAAGAAAATAGCTATTGAAAGAAATAAATATGCCAACCCATTAAGATCGTTTAAGCGATTAGAAAAGTATGGCGATGGTGCAGAAAAGAAAAACCAATTTGCGGCAGCAATTAATGCTGAATATAGATCTGGGCAATTGGCTGGAATGTATATTGATAAGAAAGAAATTACTAACAATACATTAGAGGGAATGAACCGTGAACAACTTGAGAAAAGGTTATCCGAACTTGAAGCCAAAATTGGAGAAGCCAAAAACATCATTGACGTTACGCCAGAAGAAATTACTAGCGAGTAATGATTTCTTTACTGTGTTTAACGAAGTTCATAACTCTCATTTGAAAACAATGAAGTCTAAAATAGGTAACGTGGAGGTAACTACAAATGAAGAAGAAGAAAATAAGTAACAAAATATATAAAAAAACTTTTCCATTAAATCTTAAAAAACTTGGCAACAAGATTGAAGATTATCCTTTTGTAGAAATAGCTTGGCTTGATATTGAAGGGGATGCCGGCTGGTCCAACACTAAATTATTAAAACTTGAAAAGTTGCCTACATGTGTTTCTAAAGGTTATCTTGTGTCTCAACAAAAAGGTGTGACTAGAATTTTCACTGACTACATTAAGACTAAGGACAAGGATACTTTCGAAGATATTGGTAATACAACTTTAATTCCTACAAGTGTTATTCAATCTATAAAACAACTTCATTAATGAGTATAATTATATATTTAAACGATTTGTATCATATAATACCTGTAACAAAGGAGATGTTAGTGGGTATACCAGTAGAACAATGGGGTAAGGATTTGTTTGAAATGTGTAAAGTTTTAAGAGAATATTTAGTCTATGAAGGAGTCTTTATGGGGTGTACCTTGTCTTGAATAAATGGCATTAAAAAAACGTGAGTCGTTGTTGTTTCAACGAATAAAAAAACATATAAAAAAGATACATTTTACAAGGATAGAAAGCGATACTATTCAAGGTATACCTGACATTCATGGGTGTGGTAATGGTCATTCTTTTTGGATAGAAATGAAGTCTACAGAGGACAAGTTTCCTATCCTGTCTAAGTTCCAAATGGCATGGTGTTATGAATACCAAAGACATGGAGGTGTCGTTTTCGTGCTGCATCAGGCCCTCTCGCACAGAGCTTTGAAACTTTACAGAGTGGCCGGTGAGGTGGATCCCTCGTCCGCATCCTCGTTTTCTCGTTCCCTCGTTTTATTATTAACTCTCACCGACCCGGTGCCTGGTGAGAGCTGGCAGCTCCTGAGGAACCTGCTGGTAAATAACTCTTGACATAAGTCGGATCCTCGTTTAATACTAAAGAAATTTGTGTGTTCGCATACATATTTCCTTTCGCTCCTGGCCAGTCTTCATCTGCTGGCACAGGGGTTTAAATCCTCGTTTTCCATTCCTCGTTTCTAATCCTCGTTTGAGTTATATCTCCTGAGCCCCCTGCAGCTGGGCATCCTGAGCTGGGCACTGGCGTCCACAGAAGAACCTGTGTCCTGTGAGGATTACCAATTCCTCGTTCCTCGTTTGTGAGGCACCACTCCTCACCGATCCATTACCATCTGGAACCAGCAGCTCAGGATCCTGTTTTATCCAGCTCAAAATAAAAAAAATAAAAGCTTGACATCTAGACCAAGACATCTTATCTATAATGGGATGACACATATATTAATATTTATCACAGCGTATGTCGGCTTACTATTAGCGACAGGTGTGATTTACTTTTGAAAGGAAAATATGACTATAAGTAAAAAACTAATACAACAGATGAACGAATACTACGGAACAGAATATATTAAAGTAGAAGAGGACAAACCTAAAGAAGACAAAGTATACGCACTGACAGGTGCCAAGGGCACACCATGCATCGCCAACGGTAACACATGGAAAGAGTCGGAGGTGAAAGATGACTAGCACAATTAAAGAATGGTTAACTGAAGGAGAGAAGGAAGAAAGTTTTCTAATCTCAGACATTGCGAAACACGGCTGCGCCGGTGGCATCGGGGGCCTGATCTATTACAACGAGACGTCCTCGTTTTATGATGATCATGAGGATGAGATTTGGCAGGTCCTAACAGACACCGCGGATGCAGCTGGGATCAAGAATGGCCTGCAGCTCTACAACATTTGCAAAGACCCTTCCTCGTTGACGATACTGAAGAACGACCTCGTTTGGTTTGCCGTTGAAGTACTGGCTCAGGAATTAGATGATTCAGCACGGGAAGAGAAGCTGGCTGCTTTCGATAAAGAGGTAGAAGCTTGTTCCTAATTGCATTCCTCGTGTTCTTTTCAATACTTTATCCAGAGGCGACCTCGTTCCTCGTTTGGATCTCCGTGGCACTGCTGGTGATGGGTACTACAGGAGCTGGGGACTGGGGAGCTGGGGCGTCAGAGCAGGTGAGATATTGGTGGAAAATATGGTGAAAATAATGTTTGACATGTATCCCATCTATGATAAGCATAAGGATATTAACTAACAAAGGAGATGAACATGGGTTTAGACATGTATGCCTACAAGACCAAGAATGTTGTTGAAGATAAAAAAGAAATAAAAGACGACAACAGAGAGGAGTTGGCTTATTGGAGAAAGCACAACCGATTACATGGTTGGTTTCAAAATAAGTTTGTTGAACAAAATCCTTATGGGGACAAAGAGTTTAATTGTGAAAGACTTTGGCTCAACGAAGGTATGATTGACGAACTCGAGCAAGCTATAGAGGGCGAACTCTTGCCTGAAACATGTGGGTTCTTTTTCGGCGAAGATAGTTATGACTATGATGACGAGGAAAAGAAAGAGCAGAAGGCTTACGATTTAGGCTTTGTCGAGAAGGCTAGAAAAGTAGTAGAAAAAGGCGAGTGCGTTTATTATACTTGTTGGTGGTAAATCCTCGTTTCTCGTTGGCTATGCTTTACGCATAGCCAACGGCTATTCCTTAACGGCTGGCGCTGGCGTGCCAGAAATTAGGGAACGGCTTAACACGTTCGGTGTGTGAATCTTTTGAGTAGCTCCTGTTGGGTTCACACATCTCTATACCTCGTTCCTCGTTTGCTATGCGTTCGGTTAGTAAACTACTTCTTCCTTTAGGGACTGGCACCTGGCGATTTTGCTTTCGCACATTATTCTAAATTTTTTATTGCTAGACCAAGAGGAGTGTGATACACAAAAGGAAAAGGAGATAACATGACAGACCAAACAGATAGACTAATAGAAGAAGTACAATCAAGCAACAAGGCGATTGAACATGAGAACATAAAGAAACAAAATCACAAGCTGAAGCGATTGCTCGCAGAGATGTGTATGCACGCAGATGAGGACACACCATCAGAACATAGGACTAGACATTTCACAAGCACTATGAATACCTCGTATGACTACTTGCATGAGATAGGACATCTAAAAGAACCCAACAAAAAGCAGGAGGAACAATGCTGATCCTCGTTGTAATCCTCGTTGTAGCCTCGTTTGTTGTATTAGACTAACCCCCAGCACCAGTGCCCAGCACCAGTGCCCAGCACTAAAACTTCTTAAATATAAAAACCCTCACTAAAAATCAGTGAGGGTTATTCACAAGCACATCTAAATTAAATTAAAATAAAGTTTATTTTTTTGTATCAATCTTTGTAAAAATCTTTATCTTATCCAGATAAGATAAATTATTATCTTATAAATTAATAAAACAATAAGGAAATAAAAATGCAAAACGCAAAAAAAACAAAAGCTAACGCAGTGAGCAAGGCAGATGTTAGAGTGCTTAAAGCATACATCAATCAAGCTTACTTACTTAACAAGTATCAAACTTTAAAAGCAGATACTAAAGAAGTTGTGAAAGGTATCTTTGATAGACTTAAACAAAACGTCTACATCATTGATAACAGTTCTTACATTCAAAAGATTGAACGAACTCAAAGAAGATTTGATAGTAAGTCATTTATTGAACACGTTAAAAACAGTGGCGATTATAAATTGCAGTTGTTGGTTAATGGCTTTTATAAACAAATAGAAACGCTTGAGTTCAAGCCTTTCAATGATACATTAGAGAAGATTAAGAAAGGAAATACTAATGCCAAATAACAATGACAATAATAACTTACCATCTAAATTGTTTTCAACTATGCTTGATAAACATTTAGGCAACGACATTGATAATAGTAAAATCCAATC